GGTTATAATAAACCTCTTTACCATTGTTTCGTGTTTGTAAGAACCCAGCTTTAAATATTTGATAAACATCATCTTGTAATTGTAACATTGGATCGTTTATCGTGTTAATAAAGTCTTCTGGATTATTCTTTGAGTATATTAACAAATCCCTTTTTAACTCTGGAATAGTCATGTTGTCAACCACATTACCTAATAAAACTCTAGATACTTGTAATAATTTCTGAGTATTACTAGACAGTTCTTTTGCTATTATTTGAGCTTCTAAAACACTTTCTGCATCTGAAAGCTCATCTAATGCATCTTGCTCTTTATTAACCTCTACAAACACTTTCCCATTACCAGGATGATAATGTAAAAACTCTTGTAGTACTTGGTCTTCTTTTTGAGCTACTAGCATACCATCATCGAACACTATAGGTTCGAGAATTGCATTACCGTCTTGTTGGTCTTCAAATGGACTTTTTTGATTTCTTGCGTATCTTAATGGTCTATTAATTCCTTGTTCTTCATCAAAATATAACAAAGGAGATCTTTGAGAATGCCTTGATGATAACATGTATGAGAGAGGTGCTTTGTTACCAGTAAGCTTATATATTTTAGTAACGTATTTTGCTTTTTTTTTCATTTTATTTAATTTAATTTAATTTAATTCCAGTAAAAAATAAATATTACCCCCACCGAAGTAGGGGTAAAATTTACAATAATATTAGTCCTTAAAAATAAAGAAGTTGTTTGCACCTAAAGTACATACAGCTCTTTCACTTAAGAAATTGACTTCCATCGCATCTAAGTCAGAAGTTCTTGCACCACCAGCTGAACCAGTTATCCAAGTTTTGTATCTTCTATCTTCAGTTTCAGAAGCTCTATATCTAACGTGTAAGAATGGTCTTTTAGCATTCTTTCCTAAGATTTGATCGTAAACTGTTGTTGATCCAGCAGGAACTAAAAGTCCATTTACTGCACCACCAATAATTCCACCTCTCATTGTAGGATCATTAAGATATTTCCAGTCTGACTTGTAAAAATCATAACCTCTTCTAAATCCTGTAAAACCAAGATTTAAAGCCATGTCTTTATCATTGTCAAATAGACCATATGATGTACCACCACCTCCATAAGAGTTTTGTTGTGCTAACATATCATCAATATCAAATGAGAAATTTCTGTTTAAGAAAATAACATTTTCTTCAATAGCTCCTTGCTTGTCTAGTCTTTGTATAACACTATCAAACTGAGCTAAACTAGTTGGATTACCTCCACCAAAAACATTACCTCTATTTTCAACAACATAGAAGATACCATCAGAACCAGATTTCTCTGCTGCTGCTGCACCACCTGCTGCTAAACCTTGCAGATAATTACCTGCATCTGAACCTGCTTCTGCTGGAACTGCTTCCACCATAGCTGTTTCTAAATAATCTTCAAATCTAAGTCTTGTTTCGTGCTCAGATTTAAGATACCATAAATATCCATTAGCTCCGTTTTCAGACTGGATTTCAATCCAACCGATTTGAGCCATATCAGAACCAGACACTTCATACTTGTCTTTGATAATAATAGGTTTGTTTTGAAAGATAAAATCATCTGCTTCATTTGAACCAACCATTCCGTTTGTTCCTTTTGCAAATTCAGAACCATAAATAAAACAATCTATAGAACCTGAAGTAAACGCAGGCATACCTGCTGCTTCATAAAATCCTACACTGAAAGTTCTAGCTCCTGCTCCTGCTCCAGTAGGTGCTACAGTTACAATTCCTTTAGCTGATAGTGTAGATCCTGCTACAGAAGAACTTAACATTACTGTTTGTCCTGCTCTAAGAGCTGCCAAATTTGGCGAAGCTAATGCTGGATTAAAATCTGCCGCTGGAATAACGAATACTGCTGTATCAGAAGCTGCTGCTGATGCTGTTGTTAAACCTGTGTATTTATTGTGTAACCTTCCTTGTTCTGCCCATTTGATAAGATCAGAGTTAGAAGGCATTTCAGCGCCTACCATTCTTAAGAATGATGCTACTGTTCTATTCCCGTATCTTTCGAATTCTTTTTCGTAAGTGTCAGGAAGATATTGCTGTAACCAAGTAAAGTCTGCCGAAGACAGATAATTAGTTGATACAGGGACTTGTTGTGAACTCGGTTGTAAATCGAATCCGGGTACCGCTTGTACTGCCATAATAATTTAAATTTTTAATTTGTTAAACTTTTTTTATACTTCTAATTTTAAGTCCTCTTCCGCTATTGGTATCTCCTACAGCCCTTATTCTCATACCATCTTTTGTGACAGTTTGTTGAGCAGCGTTTCTAATGTCCATGTTTATGTTTTTAGATTTTCTAGAAACATTATCCACAGTTGCCGAAACACCTTGGTCGTAAAAAAATTGAGCAAATTTCTCAGGGTTCATAGCTACTGCTAGTGAACGATGATATCCCTTAGGATCAGACACAAGACCTGTGTTTTTGTCTAAAAATTTGTTAACCCAATTGTTAACATCTCCTTGTACATTTTTAAGCTCTTCTGCCGTTCCTGGTTTAAAAGTTATATTATTATCTCCTACATTAAATTCAAAACCTTTGAATTCATTGTTAAAAACCTCATTAGTTTTTTGATGGAAATAATCAAATTTCTTTTGATTTTGCTCCTCAATAGATTTAGATTCTTTAAGATAACTTTCATAAGCATTTAAATTTTCTTGTTGATCGTTAGATAATTGATCCCCACTTGACTCAAGAGGCATTTTATATTTATCTTTCTGCTCATTCAAAAACTTTTTCGCTTTCGCAAGTTCTCGTTTTTTTGCTAATTTTTTCTTCTTAATATCTCGTGGCTCATCTAGTTCTTCATCAAAACTAAACTTATCCTCCATGATATCTTGAATATCTATAGCATCTAACCCATCTTCGGTTATGCTATAATAATTAGCTAGTACAGAGTCATCTTCCATGATATCGTAATCTTTCTGTAAATTATAGAAATCTTGTATACCACGTCCAGTGTCTTTTTTGTACTTTAAATACGCGGACACATCTTCAGGTAATTCTTCGTTTGCTTCTTTTTCCTCAAACAATTCATCAACTGAGTTTATGTCTTTGTTGTATCTATCTCTAATATAAGAAAGAACGTTTTCATCATTTAACTCTGATGAGGGAGTTTCATCAATTGTCTCTGATGAGGGAGTTTCTTTTTCAGTATCGTTTTCGTTTGAAACTTCTACTGTATCTGTTGTTTCTGATTGAGAGTCACTGTCTTCAAACTTATCTTCATGTTTTTGAAGTAATGTCTCCTCAATTTCTGCTTTAGACTTTTCTTCTTTTTGACCTAAGTCTCGTACTTTTATTTCCATAATATTAAATTAGATTAAATTTTAAACAAAGTTAAACAAAAATTAAATACTAAATTAAGCTTATCTTGGTTCAAATTCGGCTAAGTCAAACCCATCTAAACTATCTTCATTAGATTCAAAATTAATTGCTGGTAAATTTCTTTTCTTTTGTTCAATCATTTTTGATGTCTGTGTAGACTGTTGGCTTATACGTGAATTTTTTGCACTTTCTCTTTCGTTTTCTCTTTGTTGCAACCCTTGTTGTTCCATACCCTTTAACTGCATTTGGAAATTAAATTCCGTTTGCATTAACTGTTCCTTAAGCATTGCTTCATTTTTAAGCTTTTCTATTTCAAAACTAATTTCTGCTTGTTTTACTTGCATTTTGGATTGAGTTTCCATTTGCATTTTTTGAGCTTCTAACTGAGCTTGTGCTTGTTGCCCTTGCATTTGCATTTGAGCAGCCATCTGTTGTTCTTGTTGTTTTTGTTGTAGCTCTGACTCTTGTTTTTGCTTTCTTTTTAACTTAAGCAATTGATTAGCCATTTTAAGATTATTAATCTCTCTAATGTCAATAGCATCCTCAAGACTTATATTTTCCTTAGACAATGCCATTTGGATGTTTTGTTCCAACATAGCTTTTTGTTCTTCATCAGGAGCCATTTCTATAAAAATACCAAAGTCGTACAAGTATAAATCTTTTATTTCTTCTAAAATTGAAGAATTATATTTGCCAATTTGCATTATAAATTCATCTTTAAAATCAGCAAATTCTAATATATCAGCAGTTCTAATAGACAAACATTCTGCAATTGTTCTAGTTATATATAAACTGCCATCTAAAATATGACGTGTAGCAGTATTGCTATTAAGTGCTGCTAATTTTTGTACTCCAACTAAAGCATTAGGATCTGGAGTTGTACCATCCCTCGCTTCATTTAAACCAGTAACACCTCTAATCATGTCTAGATAATGATTGTAGTTAGCAATAAGCATTTGCATTTTGCTTGAGCCACTGTTAGCTGTTAATTGTTGTATAGGCACTTTCGCATTATTAAATTCTCCATCTTGAGTAAAACTTCTACCAATAACACTACCTGTTTGAAAATATAATCTTAAAGCATCTTCTGGATTATATGCATTACCTGTTCCTAAATCAACTTCATTTAATCCATCAGCATCAATAAAAACACCATCTGGTACAATTCTAGAAACTACTTGTTGAATTTTTAAATGAGTCATTTGTATTAAATCTGCAAAAGGAATCATTCTTCTAACCAAAGACTCTAACTGTCCTTTATACATTCTCGGTGCACATGCAACATAATTAGGCATCGCAAATTGATTTGCTGATTTTGGTCTTACCATATTTTCAGCTAATTTCCATTCTAAAACAATATTAGTACCCATGACCATTACACCAGTATACCATACATCAATTCTCTTTTCTACTTTTTCAAAATTACCTTCTTCCATCATTTCTTGAGGTGGATTAAACTGGTCATCTTTCTGTACAGTCTTATAAGAGCCATCAGATAATTTTTTTCTTTTATATACAAATGAGTGTGTGGTTTTATAATTAAAATACATTAATGTTGCAGTATCTCTATAAAACATACTGTTTTCATAAAACTGAGATGTGTTAAAATAATTATACCATGACTGACTATACTTTGCTAT